CGGATGGCCTTCAGCCGCGTGTCATCCGCTTCCACCTTGGTCTTGATGGGGCGGATGTCATCGGGCCATGAGCCCGTCAGCCGAATGAGCGCGTCAACGTCAGCCTTATAGGTGACTTTGCCGGTCAGCTTAATCTTGGTTCCAAGGTCAGTGGTGAAGCTCTCAGAGCCTTCTTCCTTGGCTGGATGCACTTTAAGGAGGTCTTCCTCAATCTTGATTCGCTCCGCCTTTGCAGTGTCTTCCTTGGCTTTGGCAATGCCCCAAAGGGTTGCCAGTCGGTCCAGTTCGTTCATGGATGGGCCTCGTTGGTTGTGGTGGGTCTAGAAGGGTGCGGCGGGGCCGTTAGCGGCCTCTCGCCTGGCTGCCGCCTGTGTCGGCGGCTTGACGGTTCCGAAGGGCCAGCCGGGTGGTGCGGTGGGCGCCTTGCGACCATTGGGAAGTGTGTTCATCGTTGACTCGTTGGGTTGGGGGTTGGATTTGAGCACGGTGATGCGGGAATCGCAATAGTCGAAGCAATGACTTTTTCGAGTGTTGTAAATCGGTGAAGGTTGGCGCATTGGTAGCGGCGGCGGGTGGAGTTGTCGCGCTTGCGCTGCACCGTTTGCAGCACCTCGGTCCATGCGTGGCAGATAGGGCATTTCATGCGTACAAGCTGACCAATGTAATGACGACAACTAGGCAGGCAACAAGCCCGATGGCCCAAAGCATGTCAATGAGTGCAGTGGTCATCATTTCATCTTCTGGCAGTTCGCACGCTTGGCGGGCTGGGCAGGCGCGGCCTTGACTGCATTGGCCGCTGCAGCAGTTTTCTGTACGTTCCAATCGCATCTCCTTGCGTATTCCCAGACCGACGCGGCCTGCATGATTTCTTTGGGTGTTGGTTTGATTGCCTTCATGCTTGCCCCCTCAGCAGCTTGATCGCTCCATCAGCGTGAGCACACGCAGGGCAGTTGTCGTCGCTATATCTGTCGCGCATCATCAACAGCGCGTTTAATGCCATCTGGCGCTCATGCTCCAGTGTTTTGATGTACTCAATTGCATTACGCACGATGAAGGCGAGGTCGTCGGCTACGTCTTTCATACCGTCCCCTCCGCCCGTGCGATGGCGGCGCGGACCAGTTGCATGGGCGGTAGATTTGCGGCTTGTGGTCCGTACATGCGGGCGAGGATTGGTTCGATTTCTTTCAACGCCTCCAGCAGTTCCCCGTTCAGTGTGTGCAGGCGGCGCAATTCTGCTGCGGCAGGATGCGGCGTGTTGCATGTCACATCGTCAAGACAGTCAGTTAGCCGCAAAGCCTCAGGCTTTTCACTCATGATTCTTGCTCCTTAAAGCGGCCTCGATGGCGCGGGCGAACTCAAGCATCTCCGCGTGGCTGCTCGGCAGCATGCTGTACAGCGGGAGAATCTCCTCCTCGCTCAACCCTCGCCACTCGCGGCGGGGTGGGTGGGTGTAGAGCGGTAAAGCCCTGTGCTCGTCTGTGAAATCGGCAGGGTTGTCGGTTACACAAACGGACTTGCCATCCTGCGTGTAAACCATCCACGCCACCGGCTCCTGCTCCGGCTCTGCCAGCGCGGTCTTGATAGCCTTGATAGACGCCCGCACCGCAGTGCTTTCGGCCTCGTCTTCATCAGACAACGCGCCGATGGCAAGTTTCAACGCCTCCAGCGCCTGCTGGGCGGCGGTGCGTAGCGTGGTCATGCCTCCTCCTGGCTCATCTGCTCAAGCTGCGAGCGCAGGCGGTCAATACGCGTCTCGTGATACAGCACCATCGCGTTTGCATAGTCGCGGGCTGTCTGCGCCTCAAGCAAACCACGGCGAGCTTGGTCAAGCTCTCGGGCAATGAGTTCTTCTGGCGATGGGTTGCGAAACGGGTTGAGTAGTTTCATGGTTGCTCCGGGGTTGATGTGGCGCCATCGTAATGAGGAAAGCGCACACATGGAGCATTGCCGAGTAATTCACTCGGGCAGTTGCGTATCCGCTACGGACGTATCCAGAGCACCGGAGATGCCCAGCTCACCTGCTGGTCTTGCATCAGCTTGGCCGCGTCTGTGATGAGCGTGAGGTTGAACGTGTCGCGGCGGTAACCACGGCGGATGTACGCCAACACCTGGCGCCCGTCTGCTAACGCGCACAGGTTCATGGCCTCTAGGCGCTCGCGTGGGTCTTGCTGGGCAGCAGAGATAAACAGCAACCACCCATCTTTGCAGTGGCCTGGCTCGCGGCACTGGATCGCATACGCGTCCGAGGGGACGTCTGCTGGCGCGACCACCTTCTCATGTGTACGCGCTGCCAGAAGCTGCACGATGCCTTCGCTGCCGCAGACGCCGCTAATTGGCACCTTGCGGATGCCGTCATCGGTTGGGATGCCTGCCTCGCGCAGGACTTCCGAGGTTGCAACGCCGAGGATTTCGCTAATACGATGCGCCTCCGCTAGCGTCATCCTGCGCTGTCCCCTGAGCATCAGGCTCACCGCCGCAGGGTCGATGTCTAGCAACTTGGCAAGGCCACGCTGACTCAGATGTTTGTCGCGCAACTGCGCCCGAAACCATTTGGTGTTCATCGGGATACATTGCACTACACTCACTATTGCGTCAATCGCAACAGGATCAATCCACATCACCACTCCCCTTTTTTATGAGCATCGAAACCAAACACAAACTTGAACCCGCCTTCTCGATCCTTGAGCGTCTGGGCGGGAAGTCCGCAGTCGCAGCAGAGTTGAAGGTGGCGCCGTCTACGTTGTCCCGCTGGTGTACGCCTGTCCCGGAAGGCACCGGGGGCACCGTGCCTGTGCGCCATTGGTCTGCGCTGCAGAAGATGGCAAAAGCGCGGGGCGTCAGCGTCACCTTGTCAGAACTTGCCAAACGTTGAGGCCGCATGGATGCAGCGGCACCAACGATGCAAAACTCAGACTTTCTGGCCGAGGTCTATGGCCATCTCGCGGACGATGAGTACGGCTGGGTGTGTACGTTTAGGGCCTCTCCTGAGCATGGCGACTGGTCTGGCAGAGCCTACCTGGGCACTGACAGACAGGCGGAATTGATCGATTCAGCCTCCTTCGACAACACTTATTTTTCGGTTTCAGTCCTTGCGGGGTTTTCTGACTCGGGCAAATGGGCGCGGCAAAAGAGCACATTCAAGCGCCTGGCCGCGCTGGTTGCCGACGATGTGGACCCGTCTCGCGTGCTGGGCTACTCATGGGCGCTGCAGACTTCGCCGGGTAAATGGCAGGTCGGCGTCATGCTGGACCCGGCTGACCCTGACTGTGCCGATATGGGCCTAGTGGACCGCGTGATGGCCTCGCTGGCCTCGCGTGGGCATCTGGGCGCGGACAAGTCGGGCAATGCCATCAGTCGCTATGTCCGATTGCCGAATGGCACCAACACCAAGCCTAGAGCCGCTGGCCCGTGGCGGCACCAGCTTGCCGAGTGGCACCCGTCAATCCGGTGGTCTTTGGCGGACGCGTGCGCTGCTTTCGGGATCGAGCTGGACGATTTGCGCTCCAAACCAAGTGAATCGTTGCGTACGCGCAACAGCACAGATGGCGCCGTTTCGATGGGCTCGGCAGCGGGGGATGCCCTTTCCATGCTGTCGGCGCCGCTGTCTGAGCGGTCTTATCACGATGCCCTGATTCGCATGGCTGCCTCGCTGGTCAAGGGCGGCATGTATCCGGGCGCGGCGGTGGACTTCCTTTATTCGCTGATGGATCAGGTGCGTCCGGCTGGCCCGCCTGAAGAGGTTGCGCGCTGGGCTGCGCGGCGGGCTGAGATTCCACGGGCTGTTCGTTCGGCGGAGAAGTTTGCGCCGCCTGATAGGGCGCCTGTTGCGGTCACTGTGCGGCTGGGCGATGCGCCCACTGTGGACGCGCCTGAAGACTTGCTGCTGAGTCTGAATGAACTAGCCAAACGCTCAGCTGCGGTGCGCTGGCAGGTCAAGCACGTTATCCCGGCTGACTCCTTAGGCATGCTGTTTGGCGCGTCGGGGACGTTCAAGTCCTTTGTGGCGCTCGATCATGCCTTGCACGTTGCGCATGGCATGCCGTGGCTAGGCAAGAAGACGGCGCAGGGGCACGTTGTCTACGTTGCTGCCGAGGGCGGGGCTGGCATCTATAGGCGCGTGGCTGCCTGGCATCAGGAGCGGGGCTTGCCTGTCTCCTCTGCTTTTTCTGTCTGCATTACGCCGCTGGTGTTGAGCTTATCGGATCAGGTGGAGCTTCTGGCATCGGCTATTGCGGCTATGCCGGTGGTTCCTGTCTTGGTCTATGTGGACACGCTCAGTCAGACCTTTGCGGGCGATGAGAACTCAGCGACCGACATCGCAGGGTATCTGCGCCAGCTCAACGCGGGCATACGCGCTCGGTTTGGGTGTACGGTGATAGTCATTCATCACAGCGGCCACGCTGCCACGGAACGCCCGCGAGGATCGTCTGCCATCACGGCCAATGTGGACTTCATGCTGGGCGCGTATCGGCCCGATGCGGGCGCTCTCTTGGCCCGCCTGGACTTCATTAAGCAAAAGGACGGCGACCGGCTGGGCTCGCAGGGGTTTGAGCTTAGGCGCGTGGTGCTCGGTCAGGATGAGGACGGCGAGGAGTTCTCTTCGCTGGTGGCTTGCTGGTCGGATGTGGCGCAAAGGGTGCTGGCTTCTCACGCCTCGCGCCTGTCAGGGTACGAGAAGACCCTGCACGGCCTGCTGCAAGCAGCGGGCGGGCATGTCAAAGAGAACGATTTGCGACATGCGTTTTATGACGCAATCGCCCGTGAATGCCAGCTTGCAGGCAAGCAGTACAACCAAGAGACAGCCAAAAAGGCGCTCCAAAGGGCATACGCGGCCCTGTCCGAGAAGGCATTGGCGGCAGTCGGTACAGATCGGATTGTCAGGTTGCTTGGACAGGCATGAGCTTTGAGGGACAAATGCCGGGACAAATGCCGGGGCATTGCCGGGGCGAATGTCTCGCTGGCATGTCCCGGCGGGACGGGACGGGACACACACCTAAGTGTGTCCCGGTGTCCCGGTCGGATGCCCCGTCCCGGCCCGGTGTCCTGGCGGACATGAAAAAGCCCGCACGGGGCGGGCTGTGGTTGCTTGTCGGCTGGCGCGTTGGTCAGATGAACGCGGCCAGCAGGAGAGCCAGGGCTAGGCCGTAGGCGGCGGCGAAGGCGTAGTCAATGGTGCGGGGGGTGCGGGTCATGGTTGGCTCCGTGTAATTTTTAAGCGGCTTCTTGCACTTGCGCGGTGTCGGCAAAGTAACCGGTCCCACGCGACAGTTTTGTGCGAGCTTGATCCAACGCTTTCGCTGATGTTTTGGCGTTGAGAAAAAACACGCTGATGCGTTCGCCAGATTCCTTGAGAACTGCAGTGACGCAAAAGCGCTTGCTTGGCACGGGGGCCTTGCCTGGCTTTACGCCAGCACCTTTGCATGAAAAGCAAACACCGCCAGCCACGTTTGCATAGCAGGACAGAAAACCGCTGCCATTGCACTTGGGGCACTTGTAGGTTGAGGTGGTCATGTTGCTTGCTCCGGGTTGCGTGTTGCGATGGGTCTTATTGTGCGGTAAGCGCATCATGATGGGATAGGGACAAACCCTACTTTTTTGACGTTGTGCTAGTCTTTGTGTCATGCAAACAACGCAACATGCTGCAAGCTCCAAAAATGAGGGGCTAAAGAGGGTGATGCGCACGCCTGACGGCAGGGAGCTGCCAGTGGGCAGGCCGAAGGGCGTACAGAACCGCCTCACGCGCTCGCTCAAGGAAGCCGTCGAGATAGCGGCCCGCGACTGTCACCCGAAAGGCCTAGCGGGCTGGCTCATAGACCGCGCCCAGGGCGGCATACAGGACCGCCAGATATTCGCGGGCCTCGTTGGCAAGGTCATCCCGATTCAGGTGCAGCAGAGCGTCGAGGGCGGCATCTCGATCAACCTGAACTGGTTGGCGGGGCGTCAGATCGGCACAAAAATGGCACAAGCCGAAGTCATCGACGCGCAACCTGTTGTCAGCATTGAGCATTCCCCGCCGAGTCACTGGACTAACAATGCGCAGCCTGATGCGCAAGGGATTACAGGAGCTACAAGCCACGCGGAAGGCGAGGTGCTACCTAGCCATAGCCAGCCTGATTCGGACGCTCCTGCGGGCCGCTAGGGGCCTTGGCGAGGCATTGGCGGCAGGACGCGACCCCCATCCCCCATGAAAGCCGGAAGGGGAGGGTGGCAAGAACCGGGTCCCTCCCCGTTCATCTAGCATTTCAAAAAAGGCCTTTTGCGAAAAATGCACGATCCCGTCAACCCACCACACTACCGAAGCCACCCCAGTGGCATCGAGGTAATCCAGATCACTGAGCACATGAACTTTTGTCTGGGCAACGTCATCAAGTACACGCTGCGCGCTGGCCTCAAGACGCAGGACCCGATTGAAGACTTACGCAAAGCGCGTTGGTACTTGGACCGCGAGATCGCCAGGCTTAGCAAATGAAACTGCAGGAATACCAACCTAGAAACGTCTTTTTGCCGCTGCACAACCGGCAAAAGCGTTGGACTACGGTGGTTGCGCACCGACGCGCTGGCAAGACGGTGGCGATGTGCGCTGATCTTGTAATAGGCGCGCTAGAAACAAGCCTGCCAAGGCCGCAGTTCGCATACCTGGCCCCAT